CGCGGGACACCCCTCCGGTACAGCGCTAAACCCTACAGGACAGCAGCCGCTCTCCCCGTCTTGCAACACCGTAAAAACAGCGTGGATTTTATGGATAAACAGCTATTCCATCATTGATAACCGCGTGGATAATGCATGGAAAAATCATGGAAAAGGAAAAACATCTTTCCCACCATTTTCCCACACATTCCCCACCCAGTTATCAACGATTCCATAAACAGCAGCTTATCCACAAACTCCACCCTGCGGCTAAGGTCTGCTGGTATCCTTTTATTTTGTTTTTTGATAAACAAAGAGAAAGGATCTTTTCCTTGTGGCGAAGACGCTAAACATCAAAACGCCTCCGCTGTGTAAATTTGTAAACAAGGCAGGGACAGGCTCACGACAGTTTCTGCCAGACAGCCCGGACACTGCGATGTTTTACCGCCTGGTAGGTTATATCGCTAGCAGTCAATAATATTTCAACCTGCATACAGTATACTTTCGCCATCTTATCCCCTCCTACGCTAATCTTCTATATAACCGATGATTTCATATCTTTGATCCTAATTGCCATAATACAAATTACCTTCTCGGTCCTGAAACTCATTCCAGAACAATGGAAAACCTAAAGGTGTTTTTTCATTGTCAAATTGCACCGCATAACCAGTAGCATTGCACAGCTCTTCCCCATTCCCCGCTTCAAACGTCCGACTAAACGGTATCTCTTTTAATTTTATTCTTCCTGTTTCTTTCATTTTCTCTTCTCTCCCTCTTATTCGATCATCCTTTTCTTCACTGCGGCTAAGGTCTGCTGGTATCCTCTTATTTTGTTTTTTTTGATCAACAAACAAAAAGGATCTTTTCTTTGTGGCGAAGACGCCAGACATCCAAGCGCCTCCGCTGTGTGAATTTGTAAACAAGGCAGGGACAAATCACGACAGTTTCTGCCAAACAGTCCGAACGCTGCGATGCTTTACCGCCTGGTAAGTGATATCGCTTAATAAACACTGTAACAGTTTTTCCAGCGTCCAACAGTTTCGAGTTGCTCCGCGTTTTCTATATCTCTGGTTATTCTCCTTCACATAATGATCAAGTAATGCTTTTTCATCAGCAGTCAATAATATTTCAACCTGCACGCTGCATATTTTCGCCATCTTATCCCCTCCTGCGCTAATCTTCTATATAACCGATGATTTCATAATCATCTTCATCCAGCTGTCTATATACCGGTCGGTAACTTTTTCCATTTCCCAAAATATACTTTTCTCCATTCCATTCTCTTTCGATCAGGATCTCTCCATTTTCCAAAAATACATTTAACGGATCTTCCAATCCATATGTACTGACCTGTGGAAATTTCTCTTTAAATTCTGTAAGTGTTAATCCTTTTAACATCTTCCTGCCTCCATTCTTTTTGATCTGCCATCATCAGAGCCGGGCGATCATCCCGCGGCTGACGCTCCAAGGTGGAGCGTTTCGGCTAATCTGCTAAAATCTGTCTTGCAGTATTAAAAACATAAAGTCTGTTATGTGAATGATGTTTAAAATCTCCATTACCAGCGATTAAACGCCCGATCTTTTCATATTTCAGACTTAAAACTATCAGATATTTTTCTAACAGTTCATCCGGGCATTTTAAACATTCTATAGCGTTTTGGATTTCGCTTTTCTTACTATTCCAGGCAATACCGTCAATATGCACCTGTTTTTCTTCTTCGAGCTCTTGAAATTCTTTCATAAGTTCAGTTTTTTTTCATAAAATCAACCATCCTTTCATTTTCCTATAGATACAGTTCCATAAGTCCCACATTTTTATTTTCAACTAAGACAACGCCTGGGCGGACAACGGAAACATACTGTTTTACAACGTTCTCGATTCGCTCGTTGCTGTAATACGGTGCCAACTTTTGGCGTGTGTATTCTTTCGCTTCTTCAAGTGCCATCATCTTCATATAATCAACCATCCTTTCGTTTTATGCCCTGTCTCATCGGTGCAGGTGGGGCAGTTCCCGCAGACCGCCACGCGGCGGTTTCGACTAAATATTTTTGGCTATCTCTTCTAGCAATTCCGTTTTGGTTTTCAAGTCTTTTGTATTTTTTAACAATTCTTTTATTTGCTCCGGAAGATTTAACAATCTTGCATGACCGATTTTATCAATCGCAACTTGGTATCTTTTTTCTAATGCTGTCATCATATTTCATCATAACCTTTCTATATGTGTTGGTCTGCCATCGTCAGAGCCGCGGCGACCGGTCCGCAGCTGACGCTCCAGATCGGAGCGTTTCGGCTTAATATTTTATATAAATCCTGTTTTCATCTTCATAAACGATAGAGCCGCCGGGATAAGTGATTATTCTTTCTACCATCCCCGGGAAATCGCCCGGTATCGTTATTTCAACGTCGTTCCCGGTAGTTTCAATTTTTAATGCCCTTCCTAAAAATGTTCCGTCTGGTGTAAATACTTTTTTCATGTTTATGCCTCCCTTGCAATTTCTACTTTGTCAATGTTTCCGGCTTCCACTTCTTCCAGGATGTCTTTCAGCTCATCCAGAATATCCCCTTCCCTTGGTGTCTCGAATGTATAATTGTCGTTGCACTCTTTTCCTTCAATCTTGATTCTATAGATCATGTTTTTGTCCTCCCTGTAATTTGTTTTCCTGTTCTTTATGATTATATTATAGTCGATTTTGAATATATTGTCAATACTTTTATGTTCATTTTTGAATATTTTTTATTTGTACTTGAATATATTTTATCTCTATGTTATTATTTTCAAGAGGTGATAACATGAGTGCAAGTAAACAAATTAAACAGGCAATGTTAGAAAAAAACATCAAAGTTTCCGATCTAGCTGAAAAAATCGGCATGAAACCACAACCTTTAAGTACCAAGCTCTATCGTGATACCATGAGTTACTCAGATGTTGAGAAAATAGCAGATGCTCTTGGCTGTGATGTCAGGATCGTTGATCGGGAGACTGGAAAAACATTTTAATTTTCCAGACAACAAAAAAGGAAGATGCTCTTTTGTCATCTTCCTTTTACATTTATTGCTTATTCTATTTTTCTTTCTCTTTTCCTTATTTCCAGGACATCTGCAGCTCTCTTTTTTGCGCAACACAATCCGAAAGATACAAATTTATCAACGTCTGATATGGAATCCCGGAACTCTCCGACTGCGCTTTAAAATAATCGATCACATCCCCATCAAGATTTATTGTTACCTGTTTTTTAATCCTCTTTGAATACGGGTTTTTCCTCGGATTCAAATTCTTAATATCGTATTCTTCTCGCATTTCTACCACCCTTCCTGATATATCTTTTTCTCGCTCTTTGTTGCTTCTCTTGCAGAAATTAAACGAATAACATTATCATCATCACGATAACAATGACTTACAATGCATATTTTCGTTGATTTAATTGCGCCAATGATGAGAAATCTGTCTTCATAAAGCGAATGGTCTGGATCATCAAACAGGATAGCGTTTTCGTCTCCAAAGACTTCTACTGCTTCCTCGAAAGATAAGCCATGCTTTTTCTTATTAATTTTATTCTTATTTTCATCCCATTCAAATCTTATGTTTTTCATAATTATATTATAATTATTTTATAATTATTTGTCAAGCTAATTTTCAAAACTTGATAAATAATTTTCCCTTTCAAATTTTTGTTGCGACGTCGCAATTATTCTACTTTATTCGGCGCCATGAACCGATTATAAAACTCTGTCAATGCTCCAGGCTCTTTACTGTTTCCGATCCCGTGCTCCTGGACATATTGTTTCATTTCAAGAATCGTTTCATGCGGGATCAAAAACTCATCTTCCGGCGTGTCGTTTTTCAAATTATCAAATGCTTTCTGCAGTGCAGAGTGATAATCCGCATCTGTCATCCAGATAGAATTTTCTTCCAATCCGCCATGTTCATGATCCAGATTAAAATATTTTTCACTGATAAACCTGGTCTTTCCTTCCGGTTTTACTTTCACCGGTGTGGTATCGGTCACATGCACCATGATCTGTTTCACATATGTGTTTCCTACATGGTCTACCACGGTTAAATTCTCGGATGTGGCAAAATCATGCTGCAGACTGGTAAATTCGCCCGCCTGATAATCTGGAATTGTAAAAGATGTAAAAACCTCTGGATCACTCGGTGCCGGATTGGTTCCCGGTAAAATCGGACTTCCATCTTCCCGGTCGGTCGCCGTTGCATGGCTTAAGATTTCTTCTTCTGTGATAAAACCACTCTGTGCCTGCTCTAAGGTATAATAGAGATCCTGTGCCTGGATCCACGGACAGTCGTCCCAGACAGCATAAAGTG